GCTTTTTCAATCCCTTGTGTCGATGTTCCCGTATGTCATCTGGTTCATGTAACGGTGCAACTTCTATTTTTGGTAACGTTCACTGTCAGGCAGCGCAAAACTCGGCGGGTGGTGATCTTCAAGCGACTTCCTCTCTTGTTGCTTATTGGCCCTACTTGGCTGCGGGCGGTGGTCTGCTCGTTGTTATTATTATAATTGTTGGCGCTGTTTGTTGTTGCAAGGCTAAGGTTAAAGCGGACGCAGCCCGAAACGTTTTCTACCGAGAGCTGTTCGCACTTAATTCGGGTAAAAGTGATGCAGGACCTCCGATTTACCAGGTTTAGTGTACGACGATTTGAGTTTTCACCTTTCGTCTTAGAGGAGTGCACTACTCCATCTTTCACGACTATAACTAATACCGATCCGGCTCTCTACTTTAACATTGAGTTTCCGTCAAGTCATCGTCTCTCCCCCTTCATTCCAGAACTGTTGTCTCAGCCTTGTACCGTTCACGTTTCATTGATTCGGAGATTCGCTCTCTGTGCAACCTTATCTAGTATTTGTGAATACGACTGTGCGCTACTGCCATCCATCAACGCTATTACGACGATCCCTACACCAGGTGCGTCATCATCTCTGATTGTTCATTGGGATGGAAGGCTTAACTCAGTCACAGCGAAGAGAGGTCGTGGGGCTGATACTCTCATTGACTTCGAACGTGACTATAAATCCTGGCGATTTGACGGAACTGCGTGAGCGCGTCTCGGCGTTAGAATCGGCCAATGCGTCGTTGAATGAGATCATAAAAGGCGTGTTAGATCAGTTGGTAGATTTGGCACAGAAGTTGGGCAATGCGGCGGGTGCTGTAGTTGACCTACGAGGAGAGCTGAACTCATTAACTGCCAGCGTCCAAACTATCCAATCTTCTTTGGGATCACTCACGGACAGTATATCGGATCTTTCTAGCCAAGTGACTACTAACGCCTCTTCGCCCACGAATCTGAGGAGTATGGTGGCGGGTCTTATAGCTGATGTGACTAATCTTAAACGTGACGTATCGAATCAGGGTCTTCAAATGACGAGTCTCGAGCAGCGTGTAACTAGTTTGGAATCTGGTACTGGATCTATTCCCACATTTGCTGCTCCCCTTAAATTAGATGGCGGGATTGTTTCACTCGATCTGGACCCTTACTTTTGTTCTGTGGACCATAATCTCACGTCGTATTCCGCAAGCGCTCTGCTAATGAATTTTCAGTGGCTTGTTCGAGGTGAGGGAGGGTCGTCTGACTCATTCGATATGAATGTGACAGCTCATAGCCACGGCCAGAGGACAGATTTTATGATGTCTACCACTCAGTCGTTAACTGTTACTGGAAATTCTGTCACTCTAGTCTTTGATCTTAATGCGCTTATTTCTCCACCCTCCGACTATTCTCGCTTGATACCATGTCATGGTTTCCAACAAGCGACGTTTCCCGTGGACCTTTCGTTTAAGCGAGACGACGTCACGCACTCATATCAGGTGTATGGTTCGTACACAACTCCTCGCATTTTCAAGATAACTTTCTCCCCTGGCAATCCAGTACCTGCGGTCATACGTTTCATAACCGTGCGTACGGGCATCGATACTTAAGGTGTGGCGCCGTACGGGGATTGGTTATTCATC